GACACGCCGAACCGGGTTGTTCGTGACCCTCGACGAATTCCTCCGATTCATTAGACACGAAAGGACCCTGGACAGTGAACGACAACAAACCACCGAAGAACGTAACCCGACGTTGCAACAAGTGCGCGTCGGTGATAACCGACCCGACGACGGCCTGGAACGTGACGAAATACTTTACGAAGACGACCGACGGGTCCGTGGTTAATCATTTGGTTTACGCATGCTCGGGCGAGTGCGTCTTGTATCTCATGGCCGGGCAAATATCAAACGCCGAGGACTTAAACGAATTATACGAATCGTTTATCCACGAACGCCTCGCGTTTACTTGGCATCCTGGAAACGTTGCGGACGGTATGGTCCCGGATTCGTTGGCCTATGACTTCCACCCTGTCCGCCCTTCGATACAATTCCACGAACCCGACGACGATTACGTCGACGAGTAACAACCACCGAAACCAACCACCGAAAACGCCTTGCCGGGCGGTAGTCTGTAGAGATGCCCCCGGCCCATAACGACCCCACGACCCCGACAACGTCCCCGACCCCGGTAACGTATAACGTATACGATTAAACGATAACGTCAACCGGTGACCGGTAACCGTTAAACGACAACCGACGAACCCCTCGCGTACGTGCGCGCATGCGTTGGCCTGCCGCCGGGGGCGGGTGGCGGGGATACCCCGCACCACCGCGGCGAAGTCCCGAGCATTTGACACCGTGTCAAACCCGAACCGGTTCGCGAACGATTGCCGCCGAGAAATGCCGCAACGTAGATACCGCCGTCGCGCAACGGTGCCGCCGCGCATCGAACCGCCATCGGACCCCGGGGGGGCCATATGTACGAAGAAACGCCGCCCGGGTCGGTGCGTCAGCCCCACCCGCACCATCGGACCAAATCATTATCCACGGTGCCGAAGTCCGGGTCCCGTTGCCGTTTTACGTTGAGCGGTGTATATTACCGAAATATTACTGATTATCTTCACCGGGTCGGTGTATGGATTTTTTCCCTGCAAAATACACCGGCCCGTTTTTCGCCCCCATGCCCCCCGGGTTGCCACCGCGCAAAAGTTCGTATACGGTAGTCCGTAGAACGTAGAAATTTTTCACCTCAAAACCGGAGGCGTATATGGCAAAGACCCAAAAGAAAAAGCAAAATAAGAAAATGCGCTACACGAAGGACCAAGTATTGCAAGCGGTCCGGAAGTCGCGCGGCATTATGTCCAATGTAGCGAAGCAACTATCGAAAATCGACGGTAACGAGTGCGATTGGCACGTCGCAAAACGACACGTCGAAAAATGGGACCAAACCCGGAACTCGTTTTTAAGTCAATGCGAGAAAATGACCGATCGCGCGGAAAAGTCCCTAGACCGGGCCGTTAGCAAGGGCCAGCCCTGGGCCGTGTCCCTGGTACTCAAATCGCAACGCGCAAAAAGTCGCGGTTGGCAGGAAAAACAGGAAGTCGAAATCAATGCGAATATAGAGCATAAGCAAATGGTAGTTTACCCGGAGGAACTCGGAATCCTAAACGCGGAGGCCGTCGTCGATGCCGGTAAGGAAATCGACGGCCAAGACGTCGTCGACACCGCAAACGCCGCGCTAGAAAGTTGAAAGGCGGCATTCCGCCGCGTATGTTAACCGCGAAACCTCAAAAACATAAAGGACCTAAACATGGCCGAAAAGAAAAGCACCAAGAAAAAATCGGACGATTGCGAAGAGTGTAAGAAATACCCGAAAACCGCTAAAAATCCGGTTCCGTGTCCCTGTAAGGAACAGGACAAACCCCGAGTATTGATTGACGGCTACGGCGACAAGCCCCTGGCAAAGCTCCAAAACGCGATATTTATCGCCATGAGTAAGCACAAAAAAGCCGAAATTATTGTCCAGTCTGAAAACGAATTGGCCGACGACAAGAAAGCGTATTTTAAGGGCGTTAAATTCATCGTCGGACCTGCCGCGGATATTCGCGACGCGTTTATCATGGAAAATCCGGACGCCTGGATATACCGGACGAATACGTTTTTATCTACAAAAACCATAATCGAATATCGATTAAAATAACAAAAAGGACCCAAATATGGAAATCAACGAAGCATTAGGCGCGCTTAACCCTGCAAACGATAAGCATTGGACCCGGGAGGGATTGCCCGCCATGAAAGCGGTCGAGGCCCTGGTCGGGGATTCGTCAATTACCCGGCAGGACGTGACCGACGCGTGGCCCGGATTCGACCGGGACGAGGCGGCGGAAAACTTAGCGGCTGAGTTGGAAGAAAAAGCCAACGAAACGGCCCGCGTAAACACTAACGACAAAATGGAACGCACCGTGGACGAGGACGACCAGGACGAGCCGGAAGACGACGACCTGGACGAACCCGAGGCCGAAGCGGCCGAAGCGATTATCGAATTGCCGGATAATTTCGCGGACCATGTTGTTATTATTGGCTATGATTACCCGGCGGCGCGCGTCGAATTGGCTATTAAATGCGCCCGTAAAGCACACCCGGAAAGCCCTATCATCGTTCAAACTACGAAGGACATCGACGCCGGGGAAGGCGTTAGTATTAGCGGCCTTGACCGGTACGCGTTCCTCGCGAAATCCTGGTTTAATGTCGTTAACGCGAAGGCCGTATTTATGGCCGAGCGTGAAGTCCCGAAGGGTAGCCAAGAGCGCGTCGTATTGCAGTTAAAAAAGCAATGCGGTAGATAATGAGCAACGACTATCGGCCAACCCCACGACAACGCGAAGCGAGCCGGCTAATTGCCCGGCCCGACGTTCTCGAGGTTTTAATGTATGGGGGCGGTCGTAGTGGTAAGACTGCGCACGCATGCCGTTTACTATGGTTGCGTGCGCAATCGGAACCAGGAAGCCACCACGCAATCGTCCGTAATACCTTCAAGGACGCCCGGCAAAAAATCGGCCTTGTCACTATGCCGGAATTATTAGGCCCTAAGATGATGGACCGCCGCAACTATGAATTAAACCGCACCGACTGGATTTGGACACTACCGAACGGGTCGGAAATTTGGCTCGCGGGTATCGGGTCCGAGGAAGAGGCCGAAAAGCTACTCGGGGCCGAATTTAGTACGATTTTTTATAACGAATGTAATCAAGTGAAAGATTTTAAGCTTGTCGAAAAAACATATTCACGACTTGCGGAAAAGAACGCCCTTAAAAAACTCCGCCTTTACGACTGTAACCCGAAAAAGAAATCCGGTTGGGTGTTTACCAAATTTTTCCGTAATTTACACCCTATTACGAAAAAGGAATTAAAACCAGGGCGTCGCGCTACTATTCAAATGAACCCGGACCATAACCCGCATATCGACGAAAGTTACGTCGAGATTATGAGCGAGTCAACAAGCGCAAATCAAAAGCGATTTATTAAGGGGGAATTCAGCGAAGACGACGAGGGTATCGTTTTCGAACAAGAGGACATTAATAACAACCGGGTCACCTGGAAGGATATTTCAATCGATGACCTGGATATTATCGTCGTCGCCGTCGACCCGAACGTTAAGTCGAAAAAGGGTTCCGACGATTGCGGAATCGTGGTTGCGGGACGTAAGGCCGGCGACCGCCATATTTATATCATCCGGGACGCGTCCCTTATTGACCCCAAAACGTCGGCTTGGCAAAAGCGCGTCGCCGACATGTATAAAAAATATAATGCAAGCTATGTCGTCGCGGAAGTTAACCAGGGCGGCGACCTCGTTAAGGACGTAATCCAAAACGCCCGCGAGGAAAACGAAATGCATATCGCGGTTAAGACCGTCCACGCCCACCAAGGCAAGTTCGCGAGGGCCGACCCGGTGAGCGATCTTTACCAACTTGGATTCGTCCACCATATCGGCGAATTCGGTTTACTTGAGGAACAAATGCGGGAATTTAACCCGGACACGGCCACCAAATCGCCGGACCGTATGGACGCGCTAGTGTATGCGGTGACATATTTAACCCTCGACAACGGGGTACAGTGTTCCGGGGATACGGACGAGCGGGACCAGTTAAGCGAAACCACGAAAAAAGAGGTTAAAATGCTCACGTATACGGACGTTTTCACGGATTCGGAGCTTATCGAAATGGATCATTTATTTAATTAACCGGCGGCGAAATCCCGTTGGATTGTTGCAAAAACCTTAACACATAGGTAAAATACTCGTATGAAGCAATTACTAAAAACTTTGGCAGGTTGGACGCGCGGGGTACAGACCACGACGCAACAAATTAACCCTTTTCAGCCTCGAAAAGAGGAAATAACGCCGCAAATGATGATCGACGCGAACGTGTCGTGGGTTAATATTTGCGTCGATCGTTTATCGAGCCGTACGTCGGCGGTCCCTTTACGCTTATATGCGACCCGGGCAATAGGCGAGCCACAATTCCGGAACTACTCGCGGCAATGTCGGCCAATAAGCAAAAACGCCCGTAAGGCGCTAATCGAACGATGCGAAAACACATTGCCGTCCGTGAAGGTTGCCCGGTTGAAACAAGCCCAGGAAGTCGTCGAAATTGTTACGCACCCTTTCCTTAACTTGTTGGACCGAATGAACGATATACGAACAAAGCACGAAGTTTTTAAGGAAACGCAACAATTTATCGACCTAACCGGGAACGGTTATTGGCAACTCGATTTCGACGTGTCCGGTTTGCCTTCGGCTATTTGGTTAATGCCGTCGCAAAATGTCCGGATTCTCGAATCCCGTTCGCAGTTTATCGCCGGCTATAGCTTCGGGCCGAATCCGTCGTCCCTGGCACAAAGTCAATTTTTACCATATGAAAACGTCGTCCATTTCCGACGCCCGAATCCGGCCGACCCATATTACGGTATGGGTTGCCTACAAGCCGCGTTTAAGGCCTTCGACTTAAGCGAAGCCGCGAAGGATTACAATATCGCGCTTAATCGTAATATGGGGGTCCCTTCCATAATCGCGACGTTTAAGGATATCACTAGCACCGACGGCAATATTAACAAGTTTAAGCGACTATTCCAAAAACAACTCGTCGGCGTTGAAAAGTCCGGGGGCGTTTTTGTAACTACCGGGGACATGGATATTAAGGTCGTCGGCGAAACTATGCGGGAAATGGCCTATTTAGACGGCAAAAAATGGAGCCGTAAGGAAATAATCGCCGCGTTTAGCGTTGGCGAGGCCCTTTTGGAGGTCGACAACGTGAACCGGGCCAACGCGGAGGCCGCAAGCGTTACTTTCGAAAAAGAGGCCATTTTACCCCGGTTAATGCTCAAAGAGGCCGTAATGAATAAGCGAATTATACCGTATTATGGCGAAGACCGTATTTTTTGCGCATACGATAACAATATCCCCCAGGATTCGCAATTCGAACTCAATAAAGCGACTCAAACGTTTACGACCGGGATTACTCAGCGCAACGAATCCCGCGCTATGATCAATTTACCCCCTCTAAGTGCCGAGGAAGGGGGCGAGGACTTCGTACTCGTCGGCGGACAAATAATTGGCGGACAACCCGCAACGCAAATCGAAGGCGACAAATAACAATAGGAGGCCGTAAAATGCCAGTTTTAGCCAATCGTAAAAAACTTACGGACGCCATGCTCGACAATCTACCCGACGAGGTGCGCGAAAGTATCGAAAAGAAACTACAAGACGCGGAAGTCGAAAGCGAAAATCTTTGCTTAAAACGTCCCAGTTTTGTAAATGAAGAATTTAAGATCGCCGAGGGCGACAAAAATATGGCCGTCGGTTATTCGTCAACGCGCCAACTCGACCGGGATAACGAAATCGTCGTCCCTAACGGTTTGGACATGTCGGACTATAAGAAAGCCGGAGCCGTTAAACTATTTAATCACGACTGGACAGGTTTACCGGTTGGAAAAAACATTGCGATTAAATCCGACGGTTTCGGTATCGCCCACAAAACCGAATACGGGGGTAATAAGTTCGCCCACGAGGTATTCGAAACGATGAAATTTGGCTCGCTGAAAACGTCGTCTATTGGTTTTATTCCGTTGAAAATCTTATGGAACGGCTCGAAGGATTTCGACAAGTTCGTCGACAAGGCGGTTAAGGCCTGGGACGAATTTACAAGCAAAGTCGCCGACAATACGGCCGCGATTATTACAAAATCGGCTATGCTCGAGGATTCGATCGTCGGGGTACCGGCAAACGCGGGCGCGGTCGAGGTTGCAATTAGCAAAGGCGCCCTGGACGTCGGAATTTCAAGTCTTAAACGTATGGGGTTCGATATTAAGGGATTCGAGGAACGCGAATTCGATATGTTGTTCCATTGCGAGAAAAGTTTAGCGTTTGAGGATAGCGACTTTAACCTGGACACCGACACGGACCAGGATAACGTCGAAGACGACACAAACGACGAAAATAACCCGCCAAACATTGACAA